CCTGCTTTTTTAGTTAGACCTGGGAAACCTTTTTTAACTCCTTGTTCAGATATAAGTTTAGTCGTATGGGGTCTACCAAATCTCTTCACACCTTTAGCCGAAGATTCTTGTAAACTTTCAAACATCTCTCGTGATTTCTTCAAACCACCTACACCAGGTTTAACAGATTTAATAGCTCCTGTTTTACTTGATCTAAGAGTTTTTCGTGGCTTCTCTTTAGCTGCGCTTCTAGCTTTACTCCAATTTTTACCATGGGTTAAAGCTCTACCGAAACCTCTTAATGCTGCTCCTACTACTCCCATAATAAATTCCTATTTGTTAATCTTTTGATTAGGTCGTTTGCCCCATTTGCCATAAGATTCATCTCTACGATCTTTCATAGATTGTTTCTTAGTGGATTCTTTTCCAGTACGCATTCCTAGAGATTCATCTTCTCTTGCTTTGTAGCCTTGTTTTTTAACAGAGCCACCTTTTTTCTTCCCGCCTTTATAAGGGAATCTGGATTTATAAGGTCTTGTTCCGAAATCGTTTCTCATGTTTGTCTCCTTATTAGTTATTAGTATAACTTACCTTTAATAGCAAGTCTATTTCTTACCACCGTTTCTAAATATTTGTGTACCCTTTATACCAAATACGCTCGCTACGACCAAAATCCACAAATTTGTAAACCATTTTGGAAGGTTAGAAAAGTACTCAAAGAAGACATCTATCTTCTCCATAGCCGCCGGATCCTCTGTCCACACCGACCAGGCGAGCACCACGATCGGGAGTGTTAAAATCGCAAGAACGATTTCGTCCTTGTAATCGTTTTGCCGGGCTTCTAAAAGCTTGCCCTGGTAAGATTCCTCACCGGAGGCCATGCGCTGGGCATGCATAAGCTGTGCATCTGACATAGCCATTTTAGTTTTTTGACGATTGGCATATATCTTGCTTCCAGCTTGTAAAGCTATTTTTGCTAAACCAAACCAGGCCATATTAGAACCAGGTTACAGTTTTATCTTTAGATTTAAGCATTCTTCTTGTGCCTTTAATTTCGTTTTTATCGCCTTGAGCGATATAAACGCCTTTTCCTCTAAAACTTGATAGACCTTTTGGATCCATATGCAAATTTTGAGAAGGCACAGCAACATTGTCGGAACTATTTAAGGAAACATTTCCTTTTCTCCCAACTTTGTCTTTGCTTGATTTTTCTATTTTAGTCATAGTTTTTCCTTATTTGTTGTATACTACCTTCTCGGACCTTTCAAGGTCTTTACATCCTTACGTTTCATACGATCAGATGTTAGTTTAGTTTCAGCGGACATGATTGATTTTGCAATCGCCGTATCAGCTCTTAAATGAGCTAAATCTTCGTTCTGTTCAAGCTTATCTTCAGTTAAATCTTTATTTTGAACTAATTTAGCTTTATCCAGATCAATTCTTGCCTTTGTTTCTTCTTCTTTACGCACATTTTCCATTGCTTTCAAGTCCACTTCTCTTGCTTTAAGTTTTAATAGTGGATCATGGTCAAATTGAGAAGTAATATTCTTTTCTTCCTTCATAAATTCTTCAGTCATTTCTGCAATCAAAATTGCCTTTCTCGCTTCAATTTTTTGAGAAATTTGTTGCATTTGTTGCTGAATTTGTGGATTTTGTACGGCCTGTTGTTGCATTTGCGGCAACATTTGCATTTCTTCTCTAAATTCAAGTTGAATCTGTTCCTGAGCCATGAGTGAAATGTGCTCTAAACAGTTCTTCTGTAAGGCAGCCATAACGGGTGGATTATTTCTCACCATATTTGTTGCCATGAAATTTAAATGCGATGTAATATGCGCTCGGTGGTCTTGACCAGGGAATGCTTGGAACGGTTTTTGTGCCAAAGCATCAATATTTTCCAAAGCCGGATCCTTTGGTAAAGGAGGCGGCGGTGGAGGTAATACCTGATCAATGTTTTTGACCCCGATTGCTTCATACATTTTGCGATACGCTACATATAAATTATGCATTTGAGGATTCGACATCGCAAGTTGTAATTCTGTTTGTGCCATTGTAATTCGTTGAGACATAGAAAAGATATTTGGATCCGCTACCGGTAAAACATCAATTCGGTCATCAAAGTCGGCTTGTTTAATATTTTTTGCAGCTCCCACCACATCATAAGGGTACTCGGGAGGTAAAAAAGTTGAAAACACTTTTGCTAAAAGTTTAAATTCTTGTTTCATTCCTACATAAAGTCTTTTGTGAATTGCACTCATGACTCGTGAACCTCTTTCAAGTAAAGCGATTGTTGTTCCAACAGCCGCATTTTGATTTCCTTCGCCCACTTGCATATCTGCAATAGCCGCGAATCTTTGACCTGCCGCTACAACGGTTCCCATTAATTGTAAAAGCGTTTGTGAAGGTTCTTTGTAAGGTAAATTATAAAATGAATCTTTTAAATTTCCACCCGGTGCATCGACATCTCTCCACTCTCCTGGCTGAATGGGTTGTGCATCATCTTTAACACGCACACCTCTTTGTTTAAATCCAGCTGGTAAATTGGATAATGTTCCTGCGTCTAATAATTGGCGGAGAGCAGCCGTTGCAGTTCTGCTCAAACCGCCAATCATGTGAATGAGTCCAAATCCGTAAAATCCAAGTCCTGGCAGAAATTTGAAGTGGACAAAGTATTGGATTTTCTTCTTCAATGGATCATTGGGCGCGAAGTTCCTTCGTATTGAAAGAACCTTTTGACTACCATATTCAATTGTTACGACGTATGGTAGTTTTACTCCTGTCGGGTCACCCGTTTCAGGATGTAAATCTTCAAATCCTTCTAAATCTAAATTAACATGACACTCTAAGAGTGTATAAAGTTGTTCGTTTCGTGCAGTCCGTTGAGTTCCTTCTAATTTTCGTTCTGCATCTTTTAATCTGTCGTCTGGTGGTAACTGGGTGCTGCAAGTTCAATGTCACTATAAAATCCTATTACTTGTTGTTTTCTTAAATCATTTTCTGACATTTTTACTACATGCACCACAGCTTCTGCATCATCGAGTGAAGTTGCGGTATAAGGAACCACAAGATCATCCGCTGGAACAAATTTTGAAACCGCTCGTCCTAAAAGTTCATCATAATAAACTTTTTTGAAAGTCGATCCTGCTAACGGTAAATGAAACAGCATCGAATCAAATTCAGGTTCATATTCTTTCATGACATCCAGAATTTGATAATTCATAAAATCTTTAACACGATCGGCTTGTTGTTGTCTTTGAGGAGTTGAAGCTCCAATAATTTGAGATCTTACCGGTCCGTCCGAGGGTAATAATTCTTTATAAGCTTGTGCTTGAACTTGTGTAACCGCTTCTGCAAGAACGGGGTGAGTTGCACCGCTCGCGCCTTGGAAGGGTTGAGTTCGATTCGTATATTTAAATCCTAAAAGATCTATACCGGTAATATAAGATTGTTCCCAATCTTTTCTGGACATTTTATAGTCCATATAATCTCCTGTCAGTTTATTACCGACTGGATCTAAAATTTCATTAGGTAAAAGATCCCCGAGATTATCAAAATGAGATTCAGTTCCTGGAATTTTAGGATTAGCTTGTGGATCAAAATCAACTGTTGCTCCACCATCTTCTTCAGGCGTCACTTCAATTGGTTTTTTTCCTAACTCCTCCGCAATATCGACTTCTTCGATAACTTCTTCTTTAGGAAGCTTCTCATCAACAAGCGTATTGGGAAGTGATTTATCTATTCGATTGTCTGCCATTTAACTTCTCCGGTTTCTTTGTATCTTGTTTAACTTCTTTTCGCAACCCTTGTGGATTCGGTCCTCTTAAAGGAGGAATCTGACTCCATTTTACATGTTGCATATTTTTAACTAACGTTGGGTTTTTCATTTTTTCTTTAAACTCGCTATTCCACCCTCTGCATAAAAGTCAGGTTTCCATTTCATAAAGGCTCCCGTATAACCAGGATGACCAGGACTTCTTTCAAAAGGACCCAGATCAGATGGTTCAGGCGCCTCTACTTGTTGTCCTACAAAAGGACGTTTTTTAGTCCATTCCCAAATTTTATTTTTTGTCTCCAATTCTTCATATTTTTTTCGATCCTGTAATTCTTGCAAAAGAGCAGCCGAAGTTTGAGGGT